CATCATCACAAGGTCTACGCTGAGAAGCTGAATCGAGTGGCGAACGGCGAATTGAAGCGTTTAATCGTGAATATGCCTCCAAGACACACAAAATCAGAATTCGCGTCGCATTTATTCCCCGCATTCTTCATGGGCCGCCATCCAAAGGCGAAATTGATCCAAACGACGCATACGGGCGAACTGTCCATCCGTTTTGGACGAAAAACAAAGAATCTGCTGGAATCCGAGGAATACGCCAAAGTATTTCCGAATGTTACGCTTGCGACCGATTCTAAGGCCGCGGGACGGTGGGAATCCAATCATGGAGGCGAATATTTCGCCGCCGGCGTCGGTGGCGCGATTACGGGCCGTGGTGCTGACTTATTGATCATTGACGACCCCCATTCAGAGCAGGACGCCCTTTCTCCTTCCGTCCTGGAAGGACATTACGAGTGGTATACTTCAGGGCCGAGGCAGCGTCTCCAACCGGGCGGCGCGATTGTATTGGTCATGACAAGGTGGTCGGTTAAGGATCTCACTGGCAAGTTGCTCGAGGCCCAAGGCAAGGATGAACTGACGGACCAGTGGGAGATTGTTGAATTTCCCGCCGTCATAAACGACAAGCCGATGTGGGGGAATTTCTGGGACATGCCGGGGTTGATGAAGGTCAAGGCGTCCATTCCGGTCGCCAAGTGGAACGCGCAGTGGATGCAGGCGCCGACCTCCGAGGAGGGGGCGATCATAAAGCGTGAATGGTGGAAGATGTGGGACGAGGAGAAGATTCCAAAATTACAATACATAATACAGTCATACGATACGGCCTACTCCAAGAAGGAGACGGCCGATTATTCGGCGATCACCACGTGGGGCGTTTTCATGCCCAATGAGGACGGAAGGCCGAATGTCATACTTCTCGACGCGAAAAGGGGCCGTTGGGAATTTCCAGAGCTTAAGAAGAAGGCGCAAGAGGAGTATAAATACTGGGAGCCGGAAGTCGTGCTCGTGGAGGCGAAAGCTTCGGGGCTGCCACTGACACACGAGCTTCAGAAGGCCGGCATCCCAGTTATTAACTTTACACCGTCGAAAGGAAATGATAAACATTCAAGGGTTAATAGTGTCGCACCGCTTTTTGAGTCAGGCGCCGTCTGGGCGCCAAGGGACAAACGTTGGGCTGAGGAAGTGATAGAAGAGTGCGCCGCGTTCCCATTCGGGGACCACGACGATTATGTTGACTCTATGACCCAGGCGCTCATGCGCTACCGTCAAGGCTACTACGTTGAGCTGAAGGACGACTTCGAAGATAAAAAAGAAACTCACCGACAGAACAGGACTTACTATTAATGGATGCTAAGGATAAAGGCATATTGGCCGCAAGTGCGGCCAAGAAAATGGTCGTGGACTGGCCAGTGGCCGGTGCTGCGGGATTTGCGCGCAAGCTTGCGCCTTTTGCACCTTTAGATAAGTGGGAAGGTGAATTTTTTAAACCTTCAACGTGGGACTTGGACCCAGGTGATCAACACGGTCTTTTTGATTATTTTAACATTTGGAATCCAAGAGTGCTTCGTGGCCCAGGTGAAATAGAAAAATGGTTTCATCCAGCTGTTGAATGGGCTAGCAAAAAAGTTATGCCTGAAAGCTGGAGACAAGGATTTAAAGACTGGAAGGGTGAAGGATCTATTGCTGATAAGATGATAGATGGATATTTTGACTGGTTGAATGAAACAGGACAAAAGATAGAGGATACTGAGTATCCTATGGATAGGTGGATGATGGAGATACTTGGTTTTGATGATGGGCAAATTGCTAATATAAAAAGTTCAATAGTAAATAAATTTAAAGGTGCAGATCCTGATACTACTTTTAACGAGCTCCTTGGAACAACTACCCCTACGGATAAAATTTCTGCTTTTGGGGAAGGGGTTTTCTCCCCTACCACTGAAGTTAAAGAAAAGTACAATAATTTAATGGATACAGTTAAAGGTTCAAGAGGAGAGGATGTTATCGTAGATGGCATGCAGGCAGTTTGGAATAATCCAGCATATTTTAAAGTTGATATCAATAATGATTATTATAATTATATTTCTAATTTTGATTCATCCTTGGCCGATAATTTTTCTAAAAAAGCATTTTTAAATAATGCTGAGGCATTACAACTAGCACAGGCCGTTGGGCCAGAAAATACAGCTACTATGGATTTGTTTTTTATTGACACTTCACATGCACCCTTGGAAAAGTTAAATTATTTTTTTAATAATTGGACAGGTGATGAGAATAATAATCCAAATAAGATGTTAACAAGTAATGCACCAACGCTTATCACTGGATTAAGAGAACTTGCTGCAAAAACTTCACAGCACCGAGGCGATGATAAAGAGCTCGCACTATCTCAAGGAAAGAAATTCGTGATGCACGCAAGTGACGCAAGTGATGATATTCGTACATTTTATGATATGGCAGAAGATAAAAATAAGTATATGTTCTTTTCACCAACGGAAAAAACATCCGCTGGAATTTTTGATATGCGAGAATTGCCTTTCGTAGGAGAGGCCGTTGGACCAGGAAACTTTGGAAAAGCCGTGACAGGATTAAAAGAATCTTTTGCGCATGGTGTTGAACAACCGTGGATGGCTACGCCGGAAGAATTAAAACCATACGAAGCGTTTCTTAAACGTGAACATGTACAAATGACTCCTGACGGATTACAAGTTGTCCCCTATGAGGATGAACTAATTTCAAGTCAACAAGAAGCGTGGGCCGCGTTGGATCCAGGAAAACAAAAAGAATTATTGTCCTTGTGGCAGGCACCAGTGGACGCAGCCATCGTAGGATCCGTCATTAAACCAAGGGCAAAAAAATTAATGAATAGAGGAGTACGATCACTTGATGTTGACCCATTGTTAACGAGAGCGATTGATCAGGCGGCAACTGATTTTGCCATTCAACAAAGAGGACAGTAATGGCGAAAGGAAAAAGAAGCAAGGTTGCAGGAGGCATAAGAGTTGATCCACTTTTGGATCCATCTTGGTCAAAAGATATGCCATTACATTTATTTGATACAAAAGAACAAGTTACATCCAAGGCCATTGAATCGAGCTCCATGGCCAAGGATGTCCTTGAAACGCCGATTGAAACGCCGACCATTACGGATCTAAGCCTGTCGGATAAAAGAGGAATTGATTATGTCCCCACGATGGAAGGGCAGCAGTTCATGAAAGAGAATCTTCATTTGTCGTATGAAAAAGTATTGGATCATCTTTGGAACAACAACCTCATAGAATTCGGCCATAATGTCAAGGCTGAGACGAAGCCGGTTCTTACATGGATGCAGAATACATTCAAAAAAATGGGCTTGGATAAAGTGAAGGAGGGGCAGTCACAGCAATTAAGGAAGTTGGGGTGGCATGAGAAAAAATCCACTGTAAACAAGCAGGAGAACATCGACATCGTCCAGGATCTCTTTAATCGAAGACCGGAGATAGTGGAGGAGCTGGCGAGCTCTACTGGCGGAAGATGGCAAAAATCCGCGCAAGCTATCGTGGAGGGCGCACTGAAGGAGGAGGGAATTGCGCTGGTGGACAGGACCAACAATCCCTATAGCGCGCACAGCTTTAATCATCATATTTTGGCGAATACGTCTGTCGGGAGCCTCAAGGAATTAAGGGGGCAACAAGAGATGACTAAAAATCACGACCTGTTGATCCTGGAGGCGTTGGATAAAAGCATAATAGACCCGAAAGGCACAGGATACGGGATAAAGGCAAAGCTTCAAGAATTCATCAAGAACGACCCGGCATTGGTGGCGAGGGCTGAGGAGCTCGGTGTTTCCGACATTCTGAATATGTCCAAGGACAAGATAACCCAGCGTGCGAATAAGATATGGAAAGGGCGTGCGGCGATTATGAAAAATCCCGACCCCATCAATCAGGCGCTCGTGAACAGGATATTGGAGGCCGGTTCGGGCGCGAAGAAGACACGCGTGAAATGGGAGGATATTCCTGAAGGATCGGAATTGACGAACAGTAAATATTATCTCGATAAATGGAACAATGAGCTCTATAATCAGGAGATTTCCTATACCCCGCAATATGCCGGAAATATTATAAAAGTCATCAGAAAAGTCCTGGATAAGAACGCCGAGCTTGAGATGGCGGACGCCTTCCTGCCGGAGATGCAGAATACGACTGTTAAGAATTTTTGGGACGGACTGATAACAAGAAAAAAAGAATATAATTCCAACGTCTTTAAAAGACCTGACAAGTCGGATCCGTTAATTGATGTGATTATTGACGAGCACATACAGCCTGTGTGGGCCGGTGGCGGACCCGGTCTCAACAACCGCCAGTTCATTTTTTCAGGGACGCACGGGGGCTCCGCTATTGCAGGGTCGAGAAAAACCGCCGCTGGAATTATGGAAGGAGGAGGCCCGAAGAAGGGGCTCCGGCAAAAAGGCTATATTGACGTTCTCCTTTATAAGTTGAACCAGAAGATTCAGAACGCGGCAGTAGAAGGCAAATGGGACGTTGTTAATTCCGCCGTGAATAATAAAGGAACAGTCATGAATTACGTGAATTCGGTGGGGCTTTATAAAGTGGACATGGCTGTCGAGCCGGGAAAATTGTACAAGATGGACAATAAGCCGACATGGAGATCAAACGTGACCAGGGAGAATTTCAGGAGCGACGCCGACTACGCTCGCTACCAGGACGCGATAAATAAAAACAGCGTCTCCAAGGACAGGCACAGCGGATTGAATGATTTACAGCGATTGGAAAGGGAATTTGATTTATTGAGTGAAACAACAGGAAAAGAAGTTCTGGAAAAAGCAGACTTCGAAGAAGGTGGACTTGTTCCACCGCAGCCTATACAATCATCACTTGCAAGCGTAGAGGAGGTATTAAATGGCATATGAACCGGACATATTAGAACAAGCAGTTCCACCACTAAATCCTAACGAGGGATTGGTGCAACTGGCGATGGCGAAAGGAAAACCAGGGAAGGTTCCTTTTATGAAAGATCCAATGGGACGTCCTGACCCAATCAAGACACTTGATCTGGACATTCCACTGCAGATTGAAAAAGGAAAGTCGATCGAAGATCTGAAATCAGAAAAACTCAATCTGGAGACGGAGATTGACGCGATAACAAAATCTGATCAATTTAAGTCCCTTGGAGAGGGGCCGATCGCGTTTGATAAGATTCAAAAGAATGAAGATGTCATTAATATTTTAAATGAACAAATTAAAGCTATAGAAAGCACTAAACAACCGGAGGTCGTGGAGGGCGCGATTGATTTCGGCATGGACCAGCCTGTCATGAAATGGGCAATTCCGGATGCAATTAAGGAAATGAATCAGGATCGCTTTACAATTGGTCAATTATTGAACGCGTTGGGGGAAAAAGTGTCCAAAACGGAGCTTGATGAGACGAGTTTTGAGCCCGCACTTAAAAATCAGGCGTATTTAAAGAAAAATTTTCAGTTGGATAAGGGTCAAATCCTTGAAGCTCCAATAAAAGGGCTGGATTTGGATATGATAAAGGATGTAGATGCACAAGGAAAGGTTACAAAAACGATTTTTAGGGTGAAAAATGACACTAGGAAGTTTGATTTGAACACCATCATTACAAAAGAGCAGGCATTGGGTATTTTCCATGATGTCGCACCTAAAATTAAGGCGAATATGTTCTCTTCACAGCCGATCAAGGCGGCAATGCGGGAATTTCAGACTTTTTTGACGGCAAAAGGAGAAACACGATACATTAGAGGTCAAAGTATAGAAGGACCACTTAAAAATCGTCCTTTGACGCGTGAGGGGGAGAATTTACGTCTCATGCTATTGAATGATTTGAATATGATAAGTGAAGGCATCACTGAAAAGACATCCGGCAACCAAAAGATTTTTTCCGTGGAAGCAGGAGCACGTGATGCGGCGATAGATCGTCTTAATACCTTTTTCAAAGACAATTATGGAGTGGATAACGTGTTTGAAAACGGAATTGACATTTATTCGGCTGACATGCCCGCATATGTCAAAAGGGCCGGTAACATCATGCTTGATATCCTCAAGGGACGTGGGTTGAACTACCAGACGGAGGGAAGCCCGTCGCACGGGTCAACGCAGTTCCTTCCTGGGTCCATGAACCAGTCAGAACTCGTATTTCACTATGAACCGGGTCGGTTGCGTCAAAATGAGCCAAGATACAGCAATGATCACAGTTTTCCAATGACTCTTGATAATATTTTCGTTTGGACGCGTTTTTCCGACCGTTATGACAGCAGAAACCGCAAATTGCTCTTTGTGGAGGAGATCCAGTCCGACATGCATCAAAAAGTTCGTGCCGGTACTAAAAAATACGTAATGCGGCAGGACAAGCCGAATCCGGCGGTAAGAAAGCTGCAGGACCAATTACAACAATTGGAAAAAGAGTTAAATCAAGAATGGAAGATGGGGGATCCTAGAAGAGAACAAGTACGAAAAGAAATTAAAGCAGTAGAAAAGAAATTAGACAAAGAAGGGGTTTTAAAAGGTGATACAACGGAGGGGCCTTTCAAGAAGTCAGAGAACTACGCGAACTTCGCACTGAAAAACGTCATCCGTTATGCGTTGGACAACGGATATGACGGAGTCGCCCTCATCAATGGAAAAGCGAAAAATAAGGCGAATAACAACACCGCCGGATCAAAGCAGTGGAAGGGAACTCTTTCAGCTTACAATAATATTTACGCAAAGACATTGAAAAACATTGCAAGTGATAAGAACCTTTACTTTCCTGAAACAGGTGTTATTATCAAGGATGGTAATGGAGTTAACTGGGCTCATCTTCCAGCCGTTATCTTTAATGAAAAATCCGTTCCAGAAATTAGAGGAGAAGGCTTTAAGACGTATAAAGCGAAAGGTGGATTCGTGTTGAATCCAAGAAGGGAGATTATGAAAGATGTTGTCCCAACACTATAATCATGTTATAAGGAAATAGGTATGCCCCCAAAAGATCAGATAGAGAAAGCGATAAAGGCATTGGCGTCAGCCGGTGTTAATGTTGGAGAAAATGAAATGGCGATGGATGTTCAAGTTCCTGAAAAGGATGTTAACTTTGAACCCGATGTCGATATTCAAGGTCTTCCGGATGGAGGAGCCGACATTAATTTCGATCCGAACGCTCCAGTAGACCAGTCACAAATTCCATTCAACGCGAACTTAGCGGATCATATTGAGGAAAACGATCTTCAGAAACTGTCCAACAAGTTAATTGCGGCGTATGAGTCTGACAAGACATCCAGAAAAGACTGGGAAGACACATACATAAAAGGTTTGGACATGCTTGGATTCAAGTACGAGGACCGTACGCAACCTTTCGAGGGCGCGGCAGGTGTCGTTCATCCACTGCTTGCTGAATCAGTGACACAATTCCAGGCACAGGCATACAAGGAACTTTTACCGCCTGGTGGTCCAGTCAATACAGAAATAGTTGGTGAAATTACACCGCAAGTTGAAGAGCAGGCAAAACGTGTCAAGGACTATATGAATTACCAGTTGATGCACGTTATGAGGGAATATGATCCAGACATGGATCAACTGTTATTTTATCTTCCTCTGTCAGGCTCGGCATTCAAGAAAACTTATTACGATTCTTTATTACAAAGACCAGTTTCAAAATTCATTTCATCAGAGGACTGTGTTGTCAACTATATGGCTTCCTCGCTGGAAGATGCGGTTAGAATAACGCATGTCACGAAAATGGATGCCAATGAACTGAGAAAACAACAGGTAAGCGGATTCTACCGTGACATACCAATCACGTCCGGTTCCGTTTCAACGACAAGCGATATTCCTGACAAGGTGGACGAGCTCCAAGGAACAAGCAATACGACGCCGCAGGATGATGATGAACATTCACTTTTGGAAATTCATGTCGCGGCTGATGTTCCAGGATTTGAAGATGAAAGCGGAATTAAGCTTCCATATATTATTACAATTGACCAGTTTTCAACCAAGGTTCTTTCCATCAAGAGAAATTGGATAGAACAGGATCAAGTAAAAAACAGAATTGACTATTTTACACATTATAAATTCCTCCCAGGACTAGGCTTTTACGGCTTTGGTCTAATACACATGCTTGGAGGGTTATCGCGAACAGCAACAAGTGTTTTGCGGCAATTAATTGATGCTGGCACACTCGCTAACCTTCCGGCAGGTTTCAAGGCACGTGGCATGCGCATACGTGATCACGACGAGCCGTTGCAACCAGGTGAGTTCAGGGATGTGGATGTTACAGGACAGTCAATAAAAGAATCACTATTACCATTGCCATACAAGGAACCATCACAGGTTCTGTTTGCTTTACTGGGTTTCTGCGTTGACGCGGGAAAATCTTTCGCGGCGATAGCCGACATGAAGATGGGTGAAGGGAACGAGCAGAATCCAGTTGGAACAACTTTAGCTTTACTTGAGCGTGGAACTAAAGTGATGAGTGCAATTCATAAAAGATTGCATTATGCGCAAGGCGTTGAGTTTAATTTATTAGCGCGTTGCATTAAAATGTTCCTTCCACAAGAATATCCTTACATGGTTAAGGGTGGAAACCGAATGATCAAGCAACAAGATTTTGATGA